GAGGTCTCCGATGATGGAGACCCCATCCACGATGTTCTGGAGCGTGATGTTGCTGTTGCCCATCGCTCACGCTCCTATTTGCCGTCTCCGCTTGCTAGCTTCGCTTGCTGGTGTTTCGCTGGAGCGTTGTGGTGCTCCAGTTGGGCGGTTGGCTCTGGCCCTGCAATCATGAAGTCCTGAGAGGTGTGGCCACGAGCGCGGAGCCGGGCTTCGCGTCGCATGTCGCGCCTCTGTTGCTGGGTATTGCGGACGTAGTTCGGGTCGTGCATCTCAAGAGCGGCTTTCGCCTGATCCATCGAGTTCTCGCGCATTACGTCCGGGTCTTGCAGGTTAGATTGTGCGAATTGCAGGTTTTTGTTTTGCTCCACCTGAATCGCGTTGAGTTCATCGTTAGCGGCTTCGTTGCGCTCCGCCTGTTGTTTTAGGTAAGCGCGGCGGTCACGCATCGCAATCTGTTCAATCGTGATGCAATCCGCTTGCTTTTCCGGGTCGATGCGGCCTTTCTCCGGGTCGCCTTCGGGGTACTCGGTGGCGTCGCCGGGTTCGTGCTCCGGTGCGTCCTCGCTCTTGCGGCTGCGGGTCGCGTTCGCGTGTTCGCCCGTACCAGCTCCACGGTGCTTCTGATCGTCTTCCTGCCGTTTCTTCTCTTGGTTCTGTGTGTCTGTCATGGCTAACCTCGTTTTTCGGTTATGCGTTCGTTTGCGTTTCGGGAGCGGCATGGATTTAGGCCGCTGCGTCGCGCGTGATGACAAAGAGCTGGGTTCCACTGGGTTCGTTGTCGGTGGGAAGGTTGACGGCGGTTACATACTCTTCGTAGAGCTGTTTGTAGAGCCGCTTTTCCTCACTGCTTGCCTTGCGCGAGTTCAAAGCCGGGTCGGGTGGCGTCCAGATTTTGAAGCAGCGTTGGCAAATGACAATCGTCGGCCCATGACAAAGGGTGTGTTTGACAACTGCGTAGTTGGTGTCGTTGCCTTTGAAACGGCCCTCTACGCCTTTGCCTCCCTTGCGGTGGACGCAACCCGCCTGAGCTGCGGCCTCGCGTCGTCTCTGGTCGGCTAGAGAGCGTTCGCGTGACTCTTGGCGGCGAACCCTTGTCGCCCGCTTCGCGCGAATCTGCATCACGCGCTCCCGCGTCTCTTCAAGCTGCAACTGCTCCAGCTCGTCGTTGATCTTCTTTCCGTCTAAGCGTTCGGCCATGTATGGCCTCCTCTCGGTTGTGGGTGGAGTGGGTTGGGGGGCAAGGCCCAACCCTGTCGCTTACCAGCGGCCTCCAGCTTTAGGCGATGGCCGATACCGCATCCATGTAGCGGACGCGCTGTACCGGGTCGGGTGGAAGGGTTGCCGTGTACATGGTGTTGTAGCTGGCAAAGCCTCCAATCATGCGCGATGGATCGTAGCCAGACGGCTCCGCAAGTCTGCGAACCCATACCTGGATGTTTCTCCAGTCGCCATCGCCTATCTGTGTGTTCTCTCTCGCTCCGAAAGAGATTCCGATTACGCCATCGCGGCCCACGATGTAGGTGCGAAGTGCGGTCTGGGTTGTCCCGTCATAGTTGGGCGTCATGTGGACGAGGGTGGATTGGTGGAAACTTGCTCCGCCCCAGTCGATGACAATTACGTTGTCTCCATCGGGCGCGGGCAGCTCACGGAGCCGCTCATTGCCTTCGGGGATGCGTTTCAAAACGTCCACGATGCCGTTCAGGGACTGGTCAACAAGTAAATCGCCAACTGTGGCGGGGTGTATGACTCCGGTGAAGCGTCCGCCTTCAAAGGGTAGGGCGTTGACGCTCGATAGAGATTGCACGGCTGCGGTGATATCAGTCGTTTCAATCGGGTCTGTTCCCGTCTTCGATAGGTCGTCTACCAGCGGGTCAACGGCTGCGGCCCCATCCACTGTGTTCTGAATGATGAGGTTTACAATCTGCGCCAGCCGATACGACATCTGAACGCCAAGAGCTTCCAGAGCCGGGTCGATTGCAGTCTGGAGCGCATAGGTTGATATATTGGCGTAGTCGGCGTAATTGCCGATTGTGGACGTGTTCTGTACCACTGAAACGGTGAGACCTGTTTGTATCGTTCCCTCTGGAGCCTGTGTCAATGGCGGAGCTGGCAGGTTCTGATACATGTACAGAACCAACTTATTTCCGGCATTTTCATCAATTTGTCGGCGGCTCGTGGCTCTGGCCCACGGTGTCTCCGCCTTCAAATTTTCGATAAAGATTTTGTCGTAGGTTGTGACTACGGACTGAGGCAAATTTGTTGTTAAGTTAGAGGCTGGCGATACGCCAACACCTAACGCGCCGTTGGCATGAACGCGGCCAACGTGTCCGGTATAGAGAAAGAATTGCCCACCGAAGGCGCAAATAAACTCTATGGCCGGAACGACATACTTCTCAAAGAACCTTCTGCCGCTCTGCGCGGCAACGGATGAACTTCGCATGTGAATCCCCCATGAAGGGAAATCACGCGCCTAAAGCGTCCACCTGCCTTTTAAATTCTGGATCTCGTAAACGATCCATAAACTCTTGGCGAGACATACGCTCGATATCTGCGCGTGTGATCTTCGGTTTCCTCGCCGGGGGCAGCGGTGATGCATTAGCGTCAGAGCTTCTAATCCCCGATGAGATACTTCGCGGTCGCGGTGTGCTCATAGGACGGGGAGGATTAGGCTCGCTCGATCCGTTGGGTTTTGCTGGGGTTGGGGTTGCTGCTACGCCTACTAGTTGTGGTTCTTCTTCTTCTTCGTCATCGTCTCCGCCCGGCCAAGGGAGCATCTTTCCTTGTGCCAGTAGGGATTGGTAAACAATGTCAAGGTTGTTGCGCGTCATGTCGATGCCCCTTGCGCTCAGTTCGCCAAACAAGGTCTTCATGTTGATTTGTTTGTCGTCCGGGTAGTAGTCGGGGTGATCGTTGACAAACGCTCTGGCCTCGCGCTGGTAGTAAGCCGCGCGCGCGGGTTCGTCCATCTCTTCCAATCGTTCGCCCAGCGCGTCGGGGGTTACGCCTGTACGCGCGGTGACAATTTCCGTCACGGCCTCTACGACTCTTTCGGGGTCTGTCATCTCGCCCGCGAGTCGCAATTTATCGGTAGCCGTCAGCTCTTTGCGCTCCGCCTTGAACGGCTTGCGTCCTGCATCTGGTGGCCGCATCAGTCGGCCAATCGTGCGGTTGGCTTCTGCCATCGAGGACAGAGCTTTGTTGGCTACTTCGAAAACTGTTTTGCCCTTGAAAGTGGATACGCGAGTTCCATTAGGGTTCTCGATAACTGCAACAATATCTCCATTTTCATCAGGTTCGCCGTTGTTGATCCACTTGGGTTCCATTGATTCCGCTCCTTAATTGATTTCCTCGTCGTTCAGCCCTGCTAACCCTCTGGTGGGGTCAAGTATGTTTTCGATGAGCTGTTCTTCGGGGGTTAGTTCTGGCACTACAGCCTTGGGGGTAACGCTCGCCAGGAAGAGGGAAATTTCCGAATCAATTCTTGGAACTGGGTGAATATCACCCATGCGGCCTTTGAAAGTTTGTGGTTCGCTAACACTTCTTCCGAGTTGGCCGGGTCTGAGTTGATGAGTCGGCTCTCGATTTCGATACAGCACATCTCCATCACGTCCAGCACGTCCGGCCATGCTTCGCTGTTCCGCACGTTGAGCAGGTTGCGGCGTTGGATCGGCTGAAGCTCCGCCGTCACGCCAAACCGTCGCTCTGTGCGGACAGCTTCGTTCATGCGATGGCCTCGCCTTCAATGATTTTCCCTGTCGGGTTTTCGTCGCTTGGCTCCGGGTGCTCCTGCGTTTGCGCGTCCGTGGGATTCTCGATAACCGGGAATCGCTTCACCTCTGCATCGGTCATCACGCGCGGCTCTCTGAGCATGTAACCGAGGGCCAAGCAGTATTCGCCTAGCGGGGTGATGCGGACGAAGTACGCGCCAGCGTTACCGAGGTCACTCTTTGAGAGGTCTTCGACTAGGCCGCGCTCCACCAGCGGCTTAAAGAGCTGGTCGATAGTGAACAACTCGTTTTCATCCATGAGGCCGCGCCAGCCGATACATCCGAACGTGTCGATGGTTTTTTGCTCGACAAGGCGCACCATCAGGCGGTGGTGACGCGGAATGATCGGCATGAACAACTTGATTGCTACTGGCTGACCCATCTTCAGTTCACCTCTATCCGTTCCGCCTGTACCTCGTCGCTGAATAATTTCAGCGCGGCTTTTGAAACCGTGATTGAGGCATTTAGCATGCTTAGCTTCTCTCGCATGCTGGATGCGGTCTCGGCTTTACTCTCCAAGTATTCGCAGAGGTCTTTGAATTTTTGGTTCACTTCGGTTGCTCTCGAAAGTTCCATCTACCCTCCTACGGGTGCGAAGTATTGACTACCCTGCAAGGTGCGTTCGTCGGCTGTGCGCTCGGCAAAGCTGGCTCCGCGTTCTAGCGGGGAATCAATCATCTTTTGTTGGGTTGCGGTGACGGTCTTTGCGGCGATGCGGCCCGCAATCTTTTTGTCTTCGAGTGCCATCTGGAATTGCTGGTCTTGCTTCTGTGAAGCGGCCTGAGCCTGAGCCTTGATGTACTCCGGGTTTTGCTGAATCATGGCCTGTTGCTCCTGTGGCGTCATCTGGACGATGAGGTCGCGGTTGTTCTTCCACTCGCTCATGTCCAGCACCATGTTCACCAGCTCCAGCGCGTTCACCTTCCAGCCCAGCTCACCGAGTTGGGCCACGAGTGCCTGATTGCCTAGAACTTCAAGCAGGAACGGCAACGCTTGCGCCATGCGGCCCCGCGCGGCGAGTCTGCTCCCTGCCAGCGTGTCGAACTTCACGCTGGCTTGCATGAAGTCTCCAAAGTCTACGATTAGGTCTGGCGTCCGGTCTCCCAGAATCTCCCTAATTTCGCTTATGGGCATCCGCTCTCTAACCATCTGCCAGAGAGCTTTCAAAAAGGGAAGTAGAACGCCATCGATGAAGCGTTCAACGGGAGACTGCAAGCGGCCTGACGACGCGGCGGATATCATCCCCGCTCCGGTTCCGCTGCGGCCAATGCTCGAACCTCGTCCTGGCAACGTCCCCTGAATACTGGCCTGATCGGCTCCGGTGGCGTCTTCGCTGGAGCCAATGACGGACTGAATGACGCGCCACGCATCGGGGGGAACCTGCGGTTGCGGTACAAGCGAGATGGCGCGGGTGGCATCCGTCCCGTCCACGAGCCGGATACCCCCCAGCCGTCTTCGCTGGTCTTGAGTCGGAACATTGGCCCCTCTAGCGATGGCATACTCCGGCTGTACCGCGAAGGCCAAAATGTCACATATCGCGTTTAAGACCGCCTGTTCGGTACGTTGGTCTGTTCCTGCTATGCGGCCTACTCCAAGGCCATAGGCCGCGCCGTCGATATCCCAGTAGTTCGCGGAGAGAAATGGTTTTTCGGGGAGCTTGTGTGTGCCGTTGCGAAGCACGGCTTTCTTTTGCAGTACGACTCGGACTTGGGTTGAATCCCACCACTCCAGAATCTCCATCGGCTTCTGTAGCGGGTCTTCGGATAGGTCTAAATTGGGGAGGGCTGCTTGATGGATGCTGGTGTTGGATTGCATCGTCTCTTGGATCGGATCAACTGGCTCAACCTGCTCCAAGTCCGACATGAAGATAGAGC